TCAACAAATAAACTCACCTAGTTCGGCGGGTAGCAGAGGACTTGCAAAAACTACACAATTCACAAACAACCCAACACAAATGACATTAGGAGAATCTATGGAAGACATAAGAAGCATCATAAACAGGATCGACGGTATTAATGCACCAACACAAGAAGACGCAGGCGAGAAGATCGCCAACATGGCGCAGAACATGACCAAAGACGAATTTATGGGTCATGCTGATGAGTTAGGGTTAACTCCGGAAGAGGCCGCAGAACACTACGAAAAGATGCAGGGCGGTGCATACGTGCCAGAAGAACACGAGTATACACCATTCCCAGAAGGTGATGAGTTTGACATAGAAGAGGACGAAGACTTTGAAGAAGTGCTTGGTCCATTAGGTTTTCCAGAAGACGAAACAGAATTATTTGACGCAGAGTACCAAGGAAGAAAAGTTCCACTTAACAAACCCATGCGTGGTGACACTAAAAAATTTAAAGTGTATGTTAAGGATCCAAAAACAGGCAATGTTAAAAAAGTAAACTTCGGACACGGTGGTACAAGTGCAAAAAGAAAAACAATGAGAATTAGGAAGTCTAATCCTAAAGCAAGAAAATCATTTAGAGCACGTCACAACTGTGCAAACCCAGGACCAAAAACAAAAGCAAGATATTGGTCTTGTAGAAAGTGGTAACATGAAGATCAATGAAGTTACAGGAATTACAGAAGAAGAATTTGAACAACTAGCAGAGAAACAAGATGCCTGCTATCACAAAGTAAAATCAAGATATAAAGTTTGGCCTTCAGCCTATGCCTCTGGTGCTCTAGTTCAGTGTCGTAAAAAGGGTGCGGCCAACTGGGGAAACAAGAGCAAAAAATGAAGATAACAGAAGTAATCACAGAAAGATGTTGGAAAGGCTACACCAAGAAGGGCATGAAAACCATGTTCGGCAAACGTGTACCTAATTGCGTAAAAGCAGAAGACGTAGACTTCTGTGTGAACTGCGGTGAATTAGTATTTGAAGAAACACTAAATGAAAATTTAAAAAAATGGTTCAAAGACAAATGGGTACGTTTTGGTCCAGATGGAAAGATCAGAGGAGACTGTGCAAGAGGTTCTTCAAAAGAAGGTAAACCTAAATGTCTACCAAGATCAAAAGCAAACGCACTAGGCAAAAAAGGAAGGAAGTCTGCGGCAAGTAGAAAACGTAGAAAAGATCCAAACGCAAATAGACGTGGCAAAGCCAAGAACGTAAAAACAAAAAAGAAATAATATGAAATTTATAATTGTAAACGGAACACTTAAACCAAGCACAGAATCAAATGTATCAGTGATATGTGAAATGGTCAAGATAGGTTTTAACAAATTAGGCCATGAGTGTGAGATAGTAAACACAGCAGATTTAAATTACAAGAACAGCACAGAAGATGAAGATGATGATTTACGTCCAGTAATTCATAGAATGATACAACCAGATGTGGCAGGTATTGTTATTGCTACTCCTATATGGTGGGGTATGTTCAGCAGTCACACACAGGCATTGATTGAAAGGTTAGACTATATTGACACTTGGAGCATAGATGATCATCATTATAAACCTATGATGGGTAAAGTGTTTGGAAGTATTGTATCTGGTGCAGTGGATGGATGGCAACACATCACAGGTACTTTATACAGTTTTGCATCAAATCTATCTCTTACAGTACCACCATTGTGTAATATTGAATCAGAAGCACAAGGCAAGGACAACATATTAAAAGATTCAGAAACCATTGGCATGGTTAAGAGTTTGGTAAACAATATGGTTGTTTGGGCAGAGGCCATGCAAAAAGGCGAAACTGCTAAAAAAGGTCGACACAAAGGCCACACGGAATAATCCAAATACCAATTGACTCCGCATTATATTTGTTATATACTTGTTGAATAACAACAGGAGAAACAAATGGCAGTAAGAAACTTCAACGATGCGGAAAAACAAAAACTTATCCAAATCATATCACAAGGCTCACAAGTACTAGGCGAAGTCGAAGACCTTAAAGGTGGTTTAAAAGACACAGTAAAAGCAATATCAGAAGAGCTCGAACTAAAACCAGCACTAATCAACAAAGCAATATCTGTGGCACACAGAGGCAACTATCAAAACATTGCCGATGACATGGACACACTTGAAAGCATACTAAACACAGCCGGCAAATTATAGTGTTAAAAGTACTCAAAGAATTTTGGGTAGAAAGTTATATCACAGATAGACTTGCATTTTATTTGGAAGTATTTTCTGTCGCGGTCACCATTTGGGGATCGGCACTACTAACTTTTACTTCCCCTGGACCTGACATGCAATGGATTTTTCCGTTGTATCTTTTAGGTTCAACCACACTGGCCATTGCGGCCTATCGTAGGAGAATTATTTGGACTTGCTTTTTGGCATCATGGTTTACTATAATGAATGTAATAGGAAACATAAGAGTATTTTTTTAAATGAGTTACATAGACGCACTATACAAAAGAGACGAAGATAAAATTTATGTTGTAGAACGTGATCCTAAAAAAGGTCGTGTGTTTGTGGAGTATGACGCAAGGTATGTGTTTTACTATCCAGATGCAAGAGGCAAACACAGATCAATGACGGGTGAAACACTACAAAAAGTACAGTGTGCAACACATAAAGAATTCATTAAAGAGCAAAGATTAAGGTCCAATAAGTCTCTTTATGAACAAGATATCAACCCAGTGTTCAGATGCCTTGAGGAGAACTACTTAGGCAAAGAGACTCCCAAGTTGAACACTATGTTCTTTGATATTGAAGTTGACTTTGATCCTGAGAGGGGTTATTCAACAACAGATGATCCGTTCATGCCCATAACTGCCATAAGTTGTTATATGAGCTGGACGGATCAACTAGTCACACTTGCAGTACCACCAAAGACAATCAGTATGCAAGATGCAAAAGTTTTAACTGAACGTTTCCCCAACACAATGTTGTTTACAAAAGAGAAAGATATGTTAGATGCATTTTTACAATTAGTAGAAGATGCAGACATACTATCAGGTTGGAACTCAGAGGGATATGATATTCCATACACAGTTGGTAGAATACAAAAAGTGTTGAGCTCAGATGACACAAGACGTTTGTGTTTTTGGGGTGAAAAGCCTAGAAAAAGAATATTTGAAAAGTACGGCCGAGAACAATTAAGTTTTGATCTTATTGGTAGAGTACACTTAGACTTGCTAGAACTTTATAGAAAATACACATATGAAGAACGACACAGTTTTAGACTGGATGCAATTGGTGAACATGAACTAGGTGAAAGAAAAACTGTGTATGAAGGATCATTAGATGCACTTTACAAAAATGATTTTGGATTGTTCATAGAATATAACAGGCAGGATACTGCACTGTTGGCCAAACTTGAAAAGAAATTAAAGTTCATAGAACTTGCCAATGAGATTGCACACCAAAACACTGTGTTGCTACAAACAACAATGGGTGCTGTTGCGGTTACTGAACAAGCCATAGTAAATGAGTCGCATAGAAAGGGTCTTATTGTGCCAGGCAGAAAATACCGAGACAAAGATGCTGAGCCAGTATCGGCGGCAGGTGCCTATGTGGCAACTCCACAAAAAGGTATACATGACTGGATTGGTTCTATTGACATCAACTCACTGTATCCATCTGTTATTAGAGCATTGAACATGGGTCCTGAAACAATCATAGGACAAATACGTCCTGTGATAACATCAGCAGAAATAAACAGAGCCAAACACGCCAAGAAATCATTTGCGGCGGCTTGGGATAGCCAGTTCGGTAGTTGGGAGTATGTTGCGGTGATGAACAAGGAGAAAGGTACGGAAATAATTGTAGACTGGGAAGACAAGACCAGTGTGCGTATGAGTGCGGCACAGATGTATGAGATAATATTTGATGGCAATAACAAATGGATGTTAAGTGCCAATGGTACAATATTCACATACGAGTATGAAGCGATCATTCCAGGCTTACTGAAACGTTGGTACGCAGAA